ATCAGGAAATTTAAACTCGTCTTTATCAAAATCAGCCATTTAAACGCTCCTTTATTTGCGACGAATGCCGCGTGGGTCATCAACAACGCCTTCTACGCTGTCTTCATTGATCATTCTGAACTCACGTCCATGAATAACCAATCTTGAACCGGCATTTGGACGAACCAATACAAAATCACCCTTTTTGCACCAAGGCCCTGTTGGATAGCGGGTTTTGTCCACATAACAGTCAGGCCCAAGTTCCACTACAAATAGCACAGTGGTAAGGACTTCTTCATTTCGGAGCGTTTCGTCTGCCTTTGCCAAGCCGCTGTCGTACTCGCGTTCGGTTTCAGGGATGGCACAAAGGATTTTCCAGCCACTTGGGCGTGGCAATTGTGTTGCTTTTTCCGCAGCGGTGGCTGTGGGGCGATACATACCTACTACTTGCGGATTATCGGGGTTTGAGCCGATAAGGATTTCACTCATTAGAGTTCTCCATTCGTTTTTTAAGATCTAGGGCATATCCTTGTGCGATGCTAAGACCTCGAACTTCACCGCACAATCTTTTGTACTCCTCAAACGTTTCTGGTTTGCTATCGGAGATAAAGTTTTTTAGTTGAGCAATTTTTTCGTTTATTTGATCAACAAGAATATCTATTGCATCCATTATTTACCTTGTTTGTAAGATGATTTAATGCCTGCGGCTGTTGATGCAATCTGCTCTGCCATTTTCTGTTTATGCTGCTCAGCTTGCAACCCCAACTTAATACCTTCTGCCGTTTGTCTTGAATTTCTTTCTTCCATTTCTGATGACATTTTGGAAGATATTCGAATGCCTTCAATTTGGGCCTGAGTATCAATACGCTCCTTTTCAATTTGCAACTGTTGTTGTTTAAGCTGCATGTCCATAGCGTCTTTCTGTTTCTTGCGCTCAAGCTCGCCCTGCTTAAGTTGCAACTCTTGCTGTTGCATTTGGATTATTGGATCCTGAGCCTGTTGTTGCGCTTGCTGCTGCTGAGCCTGCTGTTGATTTTGCGACAACAAACGTTGAGCTGCCTGTGCAATCAGTGGAGCCAAACGAACCTCTACTTGCGGATCGATATCTATCTCTTCTCCGCTTTCATCTGTCTGTTCAGGCAAATTCATACCAAGTTGTTTTTCAATTTCAATGCGATACGCAAAGCCTATGTGTTCAGCAATGTGTGCTTGCATGGCACCCATGATTGCCTGCGCTTGTGGCATTTGACCAATCAACGCTGATATCTTTGGGTCTTGCATTGCTGACGTGTGCGTGGTGATATGCGCTTCATGGTCTTGATACGCAAACGCTTTTACAGGTTTTGTTTTTAAGATGTTTTGATTTTCTGTAACCGGATCTTCTGGCTTTTGGTCTTCATCCATTGGAACCAATTTCTGGGCTTCTTTAATTCCCAGCACTTCCAGCATCTGCCTGTGCAACAAAGGCATGTTATAAAGCTGTGGAGCGCCTTGTGCCAACTGCAATACGGCTTGGTACTGAACAATCTTCTGCGCCATTGTTGATGCATTTGGGTCAGAGACCGGAATAACATCTACGTTCTTGTAATCAGCTTTACGAGCCGTCCTTTCACCTTCTTGTGGCTCGTAACTGTATTCATCAGGCGCATTGTCTGCCATGATGTTTTTCAGTAACTTCAGCTCTTGCTTAAGTGAGTAATGGGTACGCGCTTGTACGGCGCTCATTACCTTTAAGGTGCGCTCAAGAATGGCAAGCGTTGTTCCCACTGGCGACTGCGACGACATGTCGCTGATCTTTAAATCTGCAGTATTAGCAAAACGACGACCGTCTTCAATAATTTGGTTCATCAAACCAATTAAGACTTGGCTTGGCTCTTTGTACGGCAAAGGCAAGATGTTGTCTTTTAATGCACCGCTTGCAACGTCTACATCCCTAAACTCGCCGGGGGCGATAGGTGTATCGTCACCCTTAACACGCATGCCGCGAGTCTTAAATCCTCCGGGCAAGTTGCTTAATGTGCCTGCATCAACAAGCTGTCGAATCAATGATGTGCCGGATTTTGCGTAGGCACCAATCAAATGAATCAAACCAAAGCAATAGAAACCAAAGCCGGGAATATATCCATAATGAACAAAATGCTGACGCTTTAATTGTTTTTTGTCATCAGGCTTCCAGTTGCGACGAATAGACAGTACTTTGTTTGTACCCTTGTCAATCGTAATAACATAAGGCAATGCAATGCCCGTTTGGTCGCCATCTTTATCTTCATGCTCAAAGCCGGGTAAATCATAGTTAACATGCATTTCCAACAGTTTGTAGCGATCATCTGCTGTTGCGCGGAAACCAAGTTTTTCAGCAATCTTCTTTTCAACTTCATCCAAAACATTAACTGGATCACCCAAGTCAACATCTCGATAAAACCCGGCAACCTGCAGCTTACGCAATTCGTTTTCTGTCTTACGCATCACATGGGTAATGCGTTCTGCAGACTCAAGACTACTTGCACCGTAAGGCACCACCACGTCTTCAGCAGGAACAAACAAAGCTACCTGACGACCAAGACTTGGATCTTCGTAAACCTTTTTAAACGCGTTACCAGCAAGACCCAGACCCCACATTGTGCGTTCTGTTTCGGGGCGGTACTCTGGCATTCTTTCTGTTAGTTCGTAGTTCATGTCCTGTCGAACACGAATTGCAGACTCTTTCATTGCTTGCGTTTCTTTGCCGATGATCTTAGTCATCACCGGGCCTTCAGCAGGAAATATAGACATCACGCTTTCAGCTTGAAACTTAACCAAAGCTTCTGCAAGTAGCGGATGGTAGACACCGCAGGCGCCCTCCCAAGGCTCAGTGCGCTCTTCAATCTTAAGCCCAAGCAACTCCAAACCATCCACATAGGTCTGAATCCAATCTTTGCGCGAAGAAACATCTGATTCAAAATCATCCATCAGATCCGAAGCAATGGTCTGTAAATCAGACTCACTCATCTCTTCTGCAAGGTTGGCAGAGAAATCATCCTCATCATCTGGAACTATTTCAATTTCCATGCCATCCATTTCAATGGTGACAGAATCTGGATTTTCAATTTCAATTTCAATGTCTGGATCCAGTTGATCTAAACCCATTGGTGCTTGGTACAATGATTTTTCAATAGCCATGTTGTGTCTCAGTAATACGCAGCCTTGCGTTTAATAACGGGTTCATCATCTTCGTCAGAGGAAAGGCGAAGAAACCCACCTTGTCGAAATCTTAATAACGCCTGACTGGTAGAGTCCACAATGTCATCATGCTCGCCGTTTGGAAACGAGGCGCATTCTTCCATGACCTCTTCAGCCCATCTCGTATCTGGACACCATACGTATCCTGATGCAAACAAATCAGATATAGCGTTTACACGGGCTATCTTATCAGAACCCCTGCTCGGTGTGTACTCAGACAAAGGGATACCAATCTGCCTTAATTCATAAATTAATGGCGCACCAGCGGCTTTCTTTTCAATAATCAAGGAATCTGGATTCCATTCCTTATACAGTTCATGTGCCTTTTTCTTTAACTCTGGGAATTCCATACGCTGTTTAAACGCATCCAAAAGGATAATGTTTGCAACTTCTGTCCCGGTATCATCTGGATGATAGAAAACACCCCAAGTTGTGCAGGCAGAGTAATCAGCCCGAGAGTTCTTTTCAAAGGCGGTATCCCAGCTTTGGATCAAATAATCACAGGAGGGAGGCTTATCCTTAGTCCAAATTTTCCACATCTCCCTTTTAATGATTGCTCCTTCTTCTGAGGTGGGATTCTGCTGATATTGGGCTTCCCACTTACCTACGGGGATTTCAGCCTTGATGGCTTCGAGTTCTTTTTTAGACCAGAACTCTTCCCAAAGCGGGTTTCCAGATGGCAAAAGAGCTGGGAATTCAATCACTTCCCATTCATCGCCATCCCTTTTAATAGAGTTTTGCAGGATCTGGCCTGTTAAATCTCTCTTTGACCAGCGGGTCATCACAATAATGATTGAACCGCCCGGCTGCAGACGTTGACGAGGACCGGAGGAATACCATTCATACACCCGATCATAAACATCGGGGTTGCCTTGCATGGCCTCTTGTTCGGAATGCGGGTCATCAATAATCAGAATATCTGCGCCTTTACCTGTTACTGCGCCTCCTACACCAATTGCAAAGTAATCACCGCCCTTACTGGTATTCCAACGACCGGCAGCCTTGGAATCACTTGAAAGCTTAGTCTTAAACACTTCCTGATAGTCAGCACTGTTTACAAGGTTACGAACCTTTCGACCAAAGCCGGTCGCCAATTCCGCTGTGTGGGCAGTCTGAATGATCTTCTTTTCTGGATACTTACCCAGAAACCAAGCCGGAAACAAATAGGAGGCAAACTCCGACTTTGTGTGGCGCGGAGGCATATTAATAATCAGCCTCTTTAGCTCTCCGTTGGCAACTCTTTCAAAGGCATCAGCCATGATCTTGTGATGTCGACCGGCAATAAAGGCAGACCACATGTTGGTGACAAAGGGCATAAACCCTTCCCGGCATCGCTCAACCTTGTCCGCCCTTAACAGCTGTTGGATCTTGGCAATCTCAGGAGAATTGGCAGGCAAGACATCCAAAAGCTTTAAATACCGCTTTACCTCATCGGAGGTCAGCAAGCTCATAGCTTCTCGATATGCTGCACTGACTTATCCACAAGAGTCATCGACCGAATCAAATGGGGACGGATATCCAGCAATCCTTCTTTCCTTAACTCATGCACAAGCCGGTGGATGTTTGACTTACTCTTCAAACTTAACCCTTGTGCAATGTCAGCGTAGGAAGGCGCAAACCCTTTAATTTTGATATACGTCTGGACAAAGTCCAAGACTAACTTCTGTTTAGGTGTCATGTTCTGAATCAATAATTAAAAACTGTGGAGTGCGAGGACCTACATACGCGCAAGCAATGTTGAAATCAAAATACTCCCAAGCCTCATCTTCTGACATCTCTTCTGCCAACTTATCAATGACCGCGTCTCTACTGTATATAACCACAGGTAGTCCTTCCTTACCAATAGTCAAGCCAGCAATACAATCATCAAAGCCATCTGCAAACAAAAGCTCAGCATCCAACTTAACAAGTTCTTCTTTCAAAATATATATACCCCCCGGGTGAACAAAACAGAAACGTTCTGGGGGGTATTCTCCACCACTGTTTAAACTAAGTCAAGCCAGAAATCATGTGGGGGTAGGGGTGCGAACGTTCGTGTTGAGGATTGGATAGTGATAGGATGTGTGGAATGCACTGTATGTGTATGCAGGTGTGACGCGCCTGTTCTAGGTGGTGGGGAGTGGGTGGGCATGAGCCGTAGGCGGTGAGCGAAGGGTGGGCTGTGGCGCAGTCGGCGCAGTGGCTCAGCACAGGTCGTGGCGGTGAGGTGCCGATCGATAGCGCATAGCGATTGGGACACGATAGGCGATAGAGATAGGCTAACGATATATCCGGATATAGAAAGGGTAGAGGGAGGGTGACCAGTTCTCTCCCTTTGGGTTTAAACGTTCAGTGCTTGGTAGCACCATCCAGTAGCGCCAGATGCGTCTCAAGCTCCCGCTTCAATTGATCGGTGCTGACTTCCTCCACCTTGGTCTCCACCTTGTCAGTGAACATACCCACAGCCCTGCCGATTAGCTCGAGTGCCTTTAGCTTGCTACCCTCGGACTTCATCTCCTTGGCGTGGGACAGTAGCTCTGTCATCACATGGCGGCGGGTTGCCACAGCGTCAGATATCAGGTTTATTTCCTGCTTGTCCAAGCTTGACTGGAGCAATACATTAACTTTTGGATCGTTCATCAGTCTGTTAGCACTGGTCGCGATTGTCGACTCGTTTGCTGTCAGGCAGTTGTAGGCTTTTCTGTAGGACTCTCTGGGGCTTAGCCCTTGAACAATGAGGCTTGCAAACAACCTCTGCTTAGCAGTAATCCTTCCTCTTGTGTCCAACTTGACACCGTATAGCTTTCCATCCTTTGTACGTCTTTCTACAACCGATTCAACCGCTGTTCGCAATTGCTCACTGTCCAGCACGGGCGCGGGGATTTTGAAAGCGTGTTCGCTGTCCTGCGCACTATCACTTAGCAACCCGTCCAGATCATCATCCT